AGATATTTTAACCTTTACAACTTTTGATGGTGGCACAACCTACTTTGGATTTGCTGCAGGATTGGCAATGGCATAATGAGTTTAGGAGCTAACAAACAAGCATTAATGGGTGCTGCTGGAGCAGCAGGTGGTGGAGGTACTACTATATATGATTATCAAATTGCACATAGTGTAAGAATGAATGGTTCTAATCAATATTTTAATAGAACAGCAGGTATTGGTTCTACTAATTCTGATAAAAAAGCTATATCTGTATGGTATAAAAGAGCAGGAACAACTGGCAACACACCTACACAATATATAATGTCTTCTCAACAAGATAGGTTAGCTGCACTTTTTGTAAATGATGGTTCTAATGCAGATAATTTTGGTTATTTTACTGATAATGGTGGACAAAATGGTAAAAGTAAATTTCTACAACGAGATTTTAGTGCATGGTATCATTTAGTATTTCTTTATAATTCAACATTGGCGACAGGTGTAGATAGAGTAAAAGTTTATATCAATGGAGTTCACTATACAACTGCTGATCCTACTTTTTGGAATGTTGATAATAATGGTTATCCGGGTTCTGGTACACAAATTGGATTTGGGATGAATGGGAATCAGAACAATATAGGAAGATATCAATATAATGGAACAGGATATTTTAATGGTTACTTAGCTGATTTTATAATGATTGATGGAGGAACAGTTCCTTCGATATCTGATTTCGGTGAGACAAAAAATGGAGTGTGGGTTCCTAAAGACCCATCAACATTAACATTTGGTAACAATGGGTTCTGGTTAAAATTTCAAAATTCTTCTGCACTTGGAGATGATAGTTCTGGTAATAATAATGATTGGACAGCTAATAATTTTTCAACACATGATCAAATGCTAGATACTCCAACCTTTAACTCTGATTCTAATGGTGGTAATTTTGCTACATATAATCCTTTACAAGAAAAAGGTGACGCAGCAGCTTTAATGGTTTTAACTGAAGGTAGTCTTCAAGCAGAATCAGTAACTAATGATAAATATCATCAAATTACAGGAAACATGGGTGTTAAAACTGGTAAATGGTATATAGAATGGTATATTAAAGCTGCGGGTTATCCTTCATGGGCTGTAGGGTGGAATCATGGAAATTTTCTAGGGACTTTTAATGGTAATAGTGGACTAGCTTCAATTGCTAATATGCAATATATGGGTTATTTTACTGGTAGTAATGTTTATATTACTAACTTTGGAAATACTTCTACAGGTAATCCACAAGTTCCTACTGCTTCATTTACTAATCAAGGTGCTCCTACTACTGGTGATGTTATAATGTGTGCTATAGATAATGATGCAGGTAAGTGTTGGTGGGGCATTAATGGTGTATGGGGAAATATAGGTTCTGGAACAGGAAACCCTGCTACTGGTGCAAATGCTAGTGCAACTTGGACTATTGCAAATTATACAGATTATAAATTTCCTTTTACTCTTTCTTGGGCTAATCCTGTTGCAGAAATAGTAATGAACTGTGGACAAGAAGGTACTTTTGGAGGAGCTATAACAGCAGGTGGAAATGCAGATGACACAGGTTATGGCAATTTTAAGTATGATGTGCCAGCTGGATTCTTAGCTATGTGTTCAGGTAATCTACCAGTAGCAAATGCAATCGACCCTGCACAAACTTCAAGTAATTTTCCACAGAAAATGTTTGGTATTTTAACATACACAGGAGATGGTAGTGCTACACAAGCTCAAACAGGATTAGGTTTTAAACCAGATTGGACATGGATTAAACAACGTAATGGAACTGCTGGACATAAACTATTTGATTCTACTAGAGGAGTTACAAAGTATGTTAATAGTGCAAATAGTGATGCTGAAACTACTGAAACAGACAGCTTAAAAGTTTTTGGAGCAGATGGTTTTTCAGTAGGAAGTAATGCTGGAACTGGTGCAAATTCTAGCACTTATGTAGGCTGGAATTGGAGAGCAAATGGTGGAACTACTTCTACAAATGATTCAGGTTCAGTAGATACTACAGTTCAAACAGATCCTAGTGGTGCTTTTAGTGTTGTAACATGGGCAGGTTCAGGAGGTGCAGCTACTCTTGGTCATGGTCTTAGTGGTGCTCCTACTTTTATGGCAGCAAAATCACGAACATCAGGTGCAACAGTAATGGATTGGCCTGCATTTCATAAAAATATGAATAATGGAGCTTTTCCTGCAAATGAGTCAAGAATGTATTGGGACTCAACAGGCGGTTATGGTACTGGTGCTTTGTGGCAGACTAATAATAATTCATCAACTGTGTTTGGTGTTACAAGTAATATAAGTAATAGTAGTAAAAATTATGTAGCTTATTGTTTTACAGATGTAGAAGGATATTGTAAAGCAGATTATTACCTTGGAAATGGAAATGCAAATGGTCCATTTGTCTATACTGGATTTAGACCAGCATATATTTGGTATAAAGCAACTAGTGCTTCACAATCATGGGTACTAATTGATAATGGAAGAAATCCTTTTAATGTTTCTGCAAAAGCTTTAGGTATAGAAGATTCTTGGGCTGAATCAGATTCTACAGCAACTTATGGATTAGATATTTTAAGTAATGGATTTAAAGTAAGAGGTACAAATGATGTAATTAATGGTAATGGCAATGCTTATATCTACTTAGCTATGGCACACAATCCATTTAAATACGCAACAGCAAGGTAATTAACAAAGGAGAAAAATAAAATGTGGGCTTTAGTAAACGACTCAAATAATGTGACAAATGTTTATGGAGAGTTTCCTTCAAAAATTACCATAAACAATAGAAATTACGATAAAGCAGAATTAAATGCGATGTCTGATTCTGATAGATTAGCATTAAAAATATATTCTGTAACAGCAGCAGCACGATTAGATGATAACTATTATATTTCTAATAATCCAACTTATGCGGTTTCAGGGGATAAAGTAGTTGAAACAATAACTAAATCTGCGGATAGGAAACTAGCTGACGAAGATGCTAAAGATGAAGATGGTAATCAATTATTTGAATTAGATGGCACGACTAAAAGAATAAATTATGGTTTAAAAACTAATGCTAAAAACAAAGCAACTACACAAGCTAATGGATTACTGCAAGGTTTTGATTGGTTAATCCAACGTAAAGTTACAGCAGAAACAGCTATTCCTTCAGCAGTAGTAACATATATGGCAGCAATTAGAACGGATCATGGCAATATCTGTACAGCAATAGATGGAGCATCAGATATGACAGCATTTATTGCATTGCACAATAACACATATAAAGGTGATGGTTCAGTAGATGTTGTGGCGAGAGTTAATCGTTGGACAACAGATGCTAATGTAAAAGCTTATAGGAGATAACTTATGGCTTTGTGGTATGTAAGAATATTTGAAAAAATATTTGGAGCACGTTGTAAATGTGGTTCTGTAATGACTCCTAAACGTAAAAGAGGTCGTCCTAAAAAAACTAATGTAGGGAGTTAACTATGCCTTTAGCGCGAATAGTATTTAAACCAGGCGTTAACCGAGAAACAACTTCTTACGGCAGTGAAAACGGATGGTATGATTCTGATCTTATTAGATTTCGTAAAGGTCGCCCAGAAAAGATGGGCGGTTGGTCACGATTAAGCAGTACAGCTTTTCAAGGAACAGGCCGTTCTTTACATGTGTGGGCAGCATTAGATAATTCTCAATTTATGGGTCTGGGCACAGAATTTAAATTTTATATAGAACAAGGTGGTGGTTATAATGATATTACACCTATTCGTAAAACCGTTGCATTAGGAACAAATCCTTTTTATAGCACGGCAGGTAACGGTATAATTACAGTTACAGATATAGCGCATGGTGCAGTGGTTAATGACTTTGTAACGTTTAGTGGAGCAACTACTTTTGATGGTTTAACAACTGGTGATTTAAATAAAGAACAACAAATTACCCAGATTATAGACGCTAACTCATATAAAGTGAATACTGGAGGTACAGCAAGTAGTGGTGCAGCCGGTGGCGGCGCTTCTGTTTCTGCGGAATATCAAATTAATACTGGATTAAACACAGTAGTATCCGGAACAGGTTTTGGAGCTGGGTTTTGGGGAGGAATAACATCTAGTTATTCTGCTACTACTTTAGCTTCAGGTATTTCTGACTCGGTTACAAACATTCCTTTAACAAATGCTACTTATTTTGAACAAGCCTCTACAACGTTAAGTGCTAATATAACAACGTTTAGTTCTTCTGTTCCTGTAAGTAATGGATCTGTACTACCTGCAGCAGGAACTATTAAAATTAATAGTGAGTATATTCGTTATGGAACTAAAAGCGGAAATACTTTAGGAGACTTAACTAGAAATTCCGATGGTTCTACTATTGCAGGACACACAAGTGGAGATGCTGTTACTTTTGTAGGATTAATTAATATAGAAGATGAATTAATTCTTTATACAGGAAAGACAGGAAATAATTTAGATGCTGGAGTAATACGTGGAGTTAGAAGTACAACAGCTGTTTCTCATACAAGTGGACAAGTTGTAAGAGAAGCTAATGATTTTATAGGATGGGGAGATCCTGCAACAACTACGGCTTCTACAGGACAAAACATTAGGTTGTGGTCGCAAGATAATTGGGGAGAAGATTTAGCTTTTAGTGTATACGATGGTACGCCTTATTATTGGAATAAAACTCTAGGTTTAACAGCAAGAGCTGTTTCATTAGCTTCGCAAACAGGTGCTTCTGATTGCCCTACTATAACCAGACGTATAATGGTATCTGGCGCGGACAGACATTTAATAGCTTTTGCTTGTAATCCTCTAGGCGAAACACAACAAGATTTATTACAAGTGCGTTGGTCTTCTCAAGAAGCACCGTTTGATTGGACACCTACAGCCACTAATACAGCAGGAGCCCAACGAATATCTTCTGGTTCTGAGATAATATCTGCGCAAAAAACTAGGCAGGAAATATTAATTTGGACTGATGCAAACTTACACGCTATGCGATTTGTAGGGCCACCATTAACATTTGGTTTTACATTACTAGCGAGTAACGTATCTATAGTAGGCCCTAATGCGGTGACTACTGTAGGCGATCGTGTATTCTGGATGGACAGAGAAAACTTCTATGCATACACAGGGCGAATAGAGATTATTCCGTGCACAGTATTACGGTATGTTTTTGACGATATTAACCTTAGTCAAAGTTTTAAGTTTTTTGCAGCATCTAACCGTATGTTTGACGAAGTGTTTTGGTTTTATGTGTCTTCTGGGTCAACAGAAATAGATCGTTACGCTAAATATAATTATACGGAAGGAACTTGGGACATAGGGTCAATGGTTCGTACGGCTTGGGTAGATTACAGTATTCATGATAATCCAAGAGCCGCAGGCACAGCAAATGGTAATGAATATATTTATATACAAGAAACCGGAACGGATGCCGATGGAGAAGCTATGGGTTCTTATATTCAATCTGCTGATTTTGATTTAGGAGATGGTAATGAGTTTATGTTTATTAATAGACTTATTCCAGACGTTGATTTAACAGGAACCAGTCCTACTGTAGATTATGTTGTAAAGACGCGTAACTTTCCAGGAAGTGCTTTAAGTACAAATTCTACTAATGCTGTAACACCAACTACCGATCAAAACTTTTTACGAGCACGTTCTCGTCAAGCAGTTATTCGTATACAAAGTACAACAACCGATGTAGCATGGACATTAGGTGACTTACGTTTAGACATACGACCAGATGGGAGACGTTAATGCCTTTTAAATCAAAGAAACAAGAAACGTATTTAAAGATTAACGAGCCTAAAGTTTATAAGAAATGGAAAAGAGATTATAAGAACGGCGGAGTAAATCTTCAAATTCCAGGAGTAAATCTTAACATGACAGAAAGCGATGTTACAGCTACAATGCAAGATGGTCCTACATGGGCAGAGCTAAATAAACCTTTTAAAGGCGATGCGTCTATTTTAGTAGAACAAGAACTAAATGTTACGGACGATGGACGCGTTTCATTAAAAGCTTGGGACAGAGAAGGTACTGGCGGAGCCGGAGCAGAAGTAACTTTTCAAAATGAAAATTTAAGGGTAACTGGCGGTAGAAGTAATAAAGAAAATTATGTAGGAGTTGAAGGACGTATTTCATTTAATGAAGGCGGTATGGCAGGGTGTCCTATGGACGGAGCAATAATGAAAGGTGGCACAAAGATTAAGCCTGATCGTTATAAACACGGAAAGAAGGAAGTTTAATGGCACGTTTATTAAACAGTAGTTTTGCAGATGCACCTGAACCTTATGACTCTATTGCGTGGCAAAGAATATTAAGAGATATTGAAATGGCGTTAACATCTAAAGAAATGCCTGAAGTTATAGAAGGACAAGATGATTCCCGTTCAGTAGTTTGGTTTATGGAATAAAATGGCAAATGCGTTTAAAAATATCGTTACAATACCGTCTGGCACGTCAGATACCATAATATATACATGCCCAACAGCAACTCAGGCTATTGTAAAAGTTATAAATGTGTATAATAGTCATAGTGGGAGTGTTGTTGTTTTAAGAAAAATAACAGATGCTTCGGCTTCGAAGACAGCTATTATTGACTCACAAACATTAGCTGCTTCGGCAAATTCGTCCCTCACAGGTCCTTTTGTGTTAGAGGAAAGTGATACGCTTCTAGTAAATTGTGCAACCGGAAACGTTATAAATGTTTTCGCAAGTGTTTTGGAGGTATCATAAATGCAGACTCAAACACCTAAGTACCAAGGAGATCCTTCTATTAAGGCTCTTGCTAATGGACTAGGAACTTTAGGACGGTACGGCGATGAATATATGGTTCACGCTGCTCATGGAGAAACCGTAGTTCCAGCCGAAATATTAGAAGCTAATCCCGAATTAAAACAACAATTATTTCAACAAATGCGTTTGATGGGTATTAAAAACCCTAATCGTTATGTTGTAGGAAATTCTTTAAATTCTATTAACCCTTTAACAGGGCAACCAGAGTTTTTCTTTAAAAAAATATTTAGAGCTATTAAAAGAGTTGTAAAAAAGATAGCTCCTATTGTTGTTCCAATAATAGGAAACATGATAGCCCCCGGTATTGGTGGCCCAATAGCTTCCGCTTTATATTCTAAAGCTACAGGAGGATCGTGGGGCGACGCTTTAAAAAGTGCCGCGTTATCGTACGGAGCTTCTGCATTAGGCAGTGGCGTAAAAGGTATTATGAATACAGGGACTTCAGCAGGATTCTTTCAAGGTTTAAAAGATGGAGCTTTA